TAGCGGCCACGCTCGCGGCAATCTTCGCAGAGGTCTTCGTTCCTTCGAGATGATTCACTTTTCAGAGTCTCCAGTCAGGGGGTTCAGGGTGCGTGTGTCCGTACTTATCACGAAGCAGCAGTCTTGAGGGCCACGATCGGACCAGCCTTCGTGCTGTCGCCGCAGTCAGCGGTGACGCAGTCGAAGCGGCTCGTCGCGACGATCAACGTCTGGTCGAGTTCCGCGTAGCGGTCGGTCGAGGTCTTCAGAGTCAGGCCACGACGAGTCGCGTAGTACGAACTCATCGAGAGATCACCGAAGAGGAACTTCACGACGCCGGGGTCGGCACCCACCGCGCTCGAAAGCGTGTGGACGAAGACCACCGGGTAGCCGAGAAGACGCATCTCGGTGGGGGCCGCGAGATTCGCAGCGGTGTTGCCGCCGGAGAGGCCCACGTTGTTGACCAGACCAAGACGCTGCACACTGGCGGCAAACACGGCGGGATTCACGTACCACTTGGCCGAGTTACGAGCAAACAGGGGAAGCCGACCAGCGGTGGCGATCAGATCGTCCACGTCGAGGGTCAGGGCTCCGGTGTTGCCAGTCGCAGCCGTCACGACGCTGCCTGCGTGAGTGCCGTCGTTGATCTTGGTGGCGACGCCGATCATGCCGCCATGATCGCCGCTGCCATTGCCAACGAAGCCCACGGTATCGACCAACTCGGCCAGCGACCTTGCGATTTCGCCAGTGATGTAGTCGGCGAGATTGAGTACTGAGTCTTCCAAAATCTCCGAACTCATGCGGTTCGAGACCGCGACCTTGCGGCAAACAAGTTGCACCCGATCCCAACTGGCGTCGGAATCCGGAATGCTGGAGTTTTCCCCGACAAAGTAAGCCTTCAGGCCGCCAGTCCGACGGGGGATCACGAGGGTGTCCGACTTCATCTGGAGGTTGCGGGCATTCGCAGGGAACGCGCCGTACTGCTCGACGAGGACGATCACCTCATTCAGAACCTCCTCTGCCGTAAACAGACCACCAGCCGAATTGACGCCCTCGCTCAGGGCACGGCTGTCGATCACGCCGTGGTCAGCACACCAACGAGCGGCGTTCTGATCCTTCAGCAGCGCGGCCTTGTAGAACTGACCGGCGCGGTACGCACGCTCTTCGGCGTTCTGGCCCTTGAAGTTCTTGAGACGACCGGCACCCGGCAGATTGTGATAGATCGACGACACAGACCGGCCCTCCTTGGCCCTGGGGTAAGCGACCGCCGAGTCCGTGGCGGGCGTAGACTTGTCGAGGACCGCACGGAGTTCCAACTCCTTCGCGGCGACACCCTCGTAGAACTTGATCTTCTCGCGGAGTTTCTCAGCACGCTCGCAGAGGCAGCGGAGTTTCTTCTCCTTCTCCTCGTCCTCCGGCATCGCGCCTTCGGCGTCCTCGACGGCCTCGGGCTTGTAGCCGTTCTCTTCGACGTCGTCGTCGTCGTCCTTCTCGTCCTCTTCGCCAGCGGGCGTCTCGTGCATGTCCCGCTCGTCGGACACCTCGTCCTGAAGGGCGCCCATCTCAGCCAGCACAGCGGCGAGTTCGTCGAGGAGAGACTTGATCTTGGCGGACGATTCCATTCGTTCTGTTCCTTGGTCTCGTGGTGAGTTGTTCCTGCCGCGTGTAAACGACAGGATTCAACCTACGAGACAAAGAACAGAGACCCGAAGAGAGTCAGAGTTGTGTCACACAACTTTTTCGCGTCGCCACGATCGGGTCGCAGAGACGACCGATCGTGCCTGGGCTCCGCAAGCGCTGCACCGCAGATAGCGAACTTGGTATTCGCCGCAGGGCTTGCTCGTGCGAGTGGTCATGCGACCGCGACCGCACATCCGACATTTGTCGCCGCTTTGCGTCATCACTTCTTCTTCTTGAGGGAGTCCACTACGCCTTCTGCTGCCGCGACTGCAACCGATGCCGAAGTCGGCAGAACGACCGTGGCGACGAACGAGCCCGCCGCGTTGGCCGTAACCTTGAACCCCTTCCGGACAAGTTTCGCCACATACGATGGCGACTTGGATTTCACGACGACGCTGACCTCCTTGGGGGAGTTCTCTTCAGCGATCTTCTTGACCTGGGCGATCTCGTCGCTCGTGAGCGTGCCAGACTTTCTGGCTGGCGTGATCGTGTACTGAGACTTCCCCATCTCGACGTCGAAGACTTTCTCGCCCTTGCTGTCCTTGACGCGAACCCTCAGTTTTCCTTCCTTGACCGTCGCGACGGACTCCGGAGAGCCGCCGAGCCTCTCGACAAGTCCAGCCACTTGCTTCTCGCTCGTGCCGATGTCGTCGATCTTCTGCATGACCCGCGTGGGCTGCATGCTGTTATCGTAGAGCCCCTTCACGGCCCCGACGGCGGCCCCGACGGCGGCCCCCTTGATCACGTACGGCGGGAACGGGCCAGTGGCCCCAGCGGCGATCACGGCACCTTTGATCGCACCGGATGCCGCTCCGGCTGCGGCATCGGCGAGTTTGCCGCCCGCGCAGGTGTTTCCCTTCTGGAAGCCGCCTTCTCCGGTGCCGCAGTTGCGGGCCTGGGCGAAGGCGAGCAGGCTGGCGTACCTACACTCCAGCGACTCCTGCCTGAATCCTCGCCACTCAGTGAGATCGTGGCTCGTCGTCAAGGCGAACTCGCAGAACTCCTCGAACGATCGCTGCCCTCGGTCCTTGGCTTTCTTCACTCGCTCCAGCATCTTCTGGTATCGCTTGTATCCGGCGCTGTTCTTGTCCGTGAAGTCGAGCGTGAGCGACAGGCCGCTGCCGTTTTTCGACCAGTACTTCTCGCCAGCCTTGGTGCTGAGAAGGTCTTGGAGCGTTACAGCATCTCCACGGAGAGCCTTGGCCTCGTGTTCAGGAGACAAGGCTGGCTCTGGCAGGCCCTTGCTGTCTTCGATGATGCGAGACAAGCGGGCCGGAGACAGTGCGGCGTCGAAGCCAAACCTTCCCCAGAGCCTATAGCCCTTGTATGTAGCGTCCGAGTCGCTTCCGGCTGCGAACGTCTTGGCCTTGGATGCTCCGGCTTTCTCGGCCTCGGCGAGCGACGTGATCATCTTGTCGATGATCGCCGCGCCGAGTGTTCGCTCGATCGCAGACTCTCCGTGCTGAGACGAGGCCTTCTCTCTTGCGATCGCCGAGGCGACGCCGTTATCGAAGTCAAACAGTCCGTACAGCGCGAGTGGCGGCTCGTCGCCGTACTTGCGAATGGCAACGTCGAGCCCAATGTGCCCCACCGGCCGCTGCCCAGGCGAAGGCCTGCCGCCCATGTACACGGGAACCTTAGACTCGATGGTGATCGTCTTGGCGTCGACGACGACGCTGGGTCCGTAGGCAGTTTCGCCCGAACGCCGCGTCTTCTCGATCTCGGTCGAGATGTCGATGTCTGCCTTCTTACCGTCGGCGGCTCCGAAACGCACGAGCGACGCGAGGCTCTCGAACCCTGCCTCCTTGGCGATCGTCGTGACACGCTTGGCGTTGTCGGCCTTGATTGATCCGATGTCTGGAAGCCCAGGCAGGCCTCCGCGATGCGTCAGCGGCCGATCTCGGTTCCACGACCCAGGAAAGCCGTTGGACGTGTTCGATCTCGGCCCGCCCGCGATGGGGTCAGGGCGGGAGCGGGGCGGGCTCGCAGACTGCCCGTCGCCGTCGCCAGAGGCGCAGGTGTTGCCTGGAGCGAACTGACCCGACTGACGGCCGCAGTCTTCGCCCATCGGCAGCATCAACTGCCTGTCTCGCTCCTCGATGAAGGCGAGGAGGTCGGCGTACCTCGCCTGCAAACTCATCTCGACCGTTCCTTCAGGAAAGCCAGCGTCTCGCGAGCGACGTCACGGGACCGCTTGCTCTTCTTCTTGGCAACCTTGGCCGTGGGCTGCTTGCCCAAGACCTTCTCCGACACCGACTTCTGGGCGTCGGAGATTTTCTTGTTGATCGCAGACTTCACCTTGTAAGCAACCTTTCCAGCCGCTCCGACAACAGCGCCGACTGCGCCGCCTGCTACAGCGCCGACTCCGGCCCCGGCTGCGCCGCCAGGGAGAGCCCCCATCGCAGCGCCGATCGCAGCGCCAGCCGCTGCGTTTCCGGCGATCGTCGGCTCGTTCGGGTCGACAGGCTTCTCGGACTTCTTGCTGGACTTCTTGCCGCCGCTGGACTTCTTGGAAGACTTGCCGCCCGAGCCGCTGCCAGTACTGCACGAGTTGTCGACGCCGCCGCCGGAGCCCGTTGCGCAGAACGCCCGCTCTTCGAGGAACTGCTTCGTCTTCGCCAACTCTTCGGCGACCTTGGCCTTGGTCTGGTTGCGTGAATCAGCGTGTCCAGACTTCTGGAACTGCTGATAACTCCGCTTGGCTACGGCAACAGTGGCGTCGCCATACGCCGGGTACGTGACTGGGCCGCAATCCAGCAACGACTTGATCTTGGTGACAAGTCTCGTTGACCGGCCGTTCTCGTAACTCCACTTTTCCCCGCCTTCTGCCACGACGAAACTGAACGAACTGCCCTTCAGGTCTGAGCGAGCCGTGAGTTCTTCGATGGAGCGGCCAAGTTCCGTGTTCGGGAGCAGGCACTCGTACCGCAGGCCCTTCTCGTCGACGGTCAACTTCATCGTCGTCGGGAAGCGTCCCAGGAGTTGGTTGGGGTCGTGGTTGAACAGGCAGCGGGTCTCTAGCGGCCTCCCCTCGCCATCCTCGCGGCTCTCGACGAGCGAGAACGCGCCTGGGTCAATTCTCTCGACAAAGTCTCCGAGAAGCAACGAATCTTTCCCAAAGCGGGCCGCATAACCGACAACGTAGGTCTGCGGCTTGCCAGTGGCTGGATCAGCCCGCTGCTCGACTCGAAGCAGATCTGGATCGGCCTTCTCGACGTTGCTGAAGTTGCCAAGAAACCGACGCTCGATGTTGGGCAGCACAGGGGCACTCCTTTGCTCTGGTGAAAAATACCGCTCGACAGCCTCTCGCAACTCCTGTGCGACGGGCTGGCGGTCTGGGTCTTCCTCGATTCGCTTCAGGCACTCCTCCTTCGGAGTGTCGACGTGGATGTACTCGACCGGAATGTCTGATAGTTGGCCCTTCATCTCGTCGCCGATGTTTGTGGTGATGATCCACGTCTTGTCGACCGTCGGCTTCCGAAGGGCCTTTTTGATGATAAGGGCTCTGATATCCGTACAATAAGAGATCAGATTCTTGTTTTTCTGATGCGGCGGCAGACCTGACAGGGCGCTCATCACCTTGTCGAAGTCGAAGATCACGTCGTTGTCGCCCTTGTGCTGCATCACGTAGGACGTCTTGCCGCTGGCTGGGGCTCCGTGGACGACAAAGACGTTGGGCTTGATGCCCTGCGTCGAGCCGAATGGCCGCAGCGACCGCCCCTCCTTCTCGTCGGCGGCGTTCATCTGCTCGACGACCTTGCGAGCGTACGCCCACCCCGCGTCGGAGCCCCACAGAGCCCACGCGATTCGCCCGTTGGACGGGAAGCCCTCGTCTCCTGGGTTCCAGCCCTCGCCCTTCTTGTCGATCTCGTGGCGATCAAAGAACGCCTTCATTCGACGAACGGTGGATGGCGAGAGTTGCGTGCCGTTCGACAAGTCTCTCGCACGAGCAATGCCAACGGCCGTGCCGCCGCGTCCATGCTCACGCCGCCAGGCGAGGCCCTTCTCGGCCTCCTTGCGGACGCCCTCGGGGGGCGTGAAGTCGATATGGGAGTATTTTTCAGGCATCGCTCCACTCATAGTCGTCCAGTTCTCCGTCGTCCCAAATCTCGTTCCACATTTCATCAAGCCGCAGCATGTCCTCGGGAGACAGCCACTCGTCGCCGGAGCCGAGCGGCATCTCTCGACGATCTGTGCCGAACTTCTTGATGAATCGGTCCATGATCTTTGACTGCGGACTCGACCTGTCTGTGAGATCGAACTTCACGTCGAGGTCTTCTCCGTTGTCTCGCCACCAGCGGGTGCCCTCGGGGGTGGCATGGAGATCGAGCAGAGACTTGGCGTGCGACAAGTCTGGCGGCAGTTTTGCCTTGATGCTCGCCGGGAGTGGCGCGTCGAAGCCCATCCGGGGCCAGATCGTGTAGCCTCGCCACGGTGTCGACGTCAGGCTCCCCTTCGTGGCTGACGAGTTACCGGCCGCATTGAGGACGATGCGAGACACGCCCGCCTTGCGTGCTGCCTCCACCGACGAGACCATGGCTCGATAGAACTCGCGGGCGGCGGCGTGCCGCTTCGCATCGTCCTGCTTGATCGAGTCCGACACGTTGACCGTGCTGTGGTAGACGACAGTCTCGCCAGCCGCCGTGACGCCGATCACCGACGAGCCGTGCAGGCCGCTCTCCACTCCTGCGAAGTCTCGCTCGAAGGCGAACATCACAGGCGTGACTTTCGAGCCTGGGAACTCCATGGAGAAGTCTGGGGCAGGGCGGACGAACACGTCAGACTCGTCGCTGCCACCGGCGACCATGGGGGCCAACTTCGGGTCGACGCCAGCCGCATCCAGTGATGCCTTCACTGCTTTCGGCGATGAGATGTCGATCGAGCCGTACCGGCCGTCGCCAATCGGTGGCGGCGACGAGTCTCGGGAGGACGCGGGCCATGTTGCCGACTCGTTGCTCGACCACGTTCCGCTGGACGATGGAGGCGAGGCCGTGGCGGTTCCGCCGCTGCTGCTGTCTTCTGAGGCGCAGTCGTTGCCGCTGCCGAATCGTCCGCCCTCATCGCGACCGCAGTCGGATGAACGAAGGCTCTTCTTCTGAGAAGGTCGCTTCTTTTTCCTCGCCGCGATCGCGCCCAAGATGTGCTGCGGCTTCTTCCAGTCAGGGCCAGCGAGAGACTGTGGGCCTCCGACAAGGCGTTCAAGTAAAGTTGCCATCAGTAGTCCTCGTCCTCGTCGACATACAGCACCATGCCGCTCGCTGTCCTCACGGCCCCCGTGATCTTCATCTTCGACGGCGGGCGAACGACCTCCGCCTCGCCGTGCGTGTTTGGGCTGAACACATACCCAACTCGTGGCTTTCTCACGACCAGCAGGAGTCGATGGGCACCAAATGAACGGGCTGTGCCTCGCGACGTTGTCCAACTATTGACACCGTCATGCGTTATGTATCCACGCTTGAGTATCTGCTCGGCCTCGTCGGAGCCGACGTTCATGCCGCGATACAACTGCAAACAGCAGTCGAGCGTCTCTCGAACCAGCGCTCGCTCTAGGTCTTTTCGCATTTGCTTGACGGCGTTCTGTCTTGCGTCCTCTCGCAACTGATCTATCTCTTCATCGATGTCTTCGTTCGCGTGCCATATCCAGTCTTCTTTCGCCTTCTCCTTCTCCTCGTCCGTCATGCTTTCCCACCGCTCTCCGAACTCTTCTTTCTTGTCGAGCGACTCCCACGATGCCTCGTTCTCTTTTTGCTTCTCTCGCTTCAGTTCGTAAGCGTAGTCTTCGTCAATCGTGCCGTACTCGACTCCGTGGAAGTCAATCGAGTCCCCGCCGTCGAGGTCGTGGCCCGTGAAGTATCCATACCCCTTGCCGATGTAGGCATCGATCGGCCCCCACGTCGGATCAATGTCACTCTCGGACTGAAGTTGCTTGGCGTCTTCAAATGTCACGCCAAGGCCGCAATCGCGCCCGTGGCATTCGATCTCGTCGAGATAATCCGCAGTTCTTGCGTCACGACGATCGACGACCGTAATGTCACCGGCGTCGCTTTTGAACACCGACGACGTCTCCTTCTTGTCATTCTCTGTCCGAAAGTCTTCTGCCGGAGACTTGTCTTCGCTCTCGCCACCTTCCTCGGACGCACAGTCATTGCCGCTGCCGAATCGTCCGCCCTCGTCGCGACCGCAGTCGGCCGACCGCTGCTCGGTCGCTGGCTGCATCAGCCACGGCCGCACTTTGAGGTGCTGGTAGCCGAGCGGCTCGTCGCCCTCGTCTTCGGCGTCGACGGCTCGGCGGGCCTTCCGGTTCCGCTTCGCCAACTCGGCCTTGATGATCTCGGGTCCGATCTTCGAGGCGTAGGCGTTTTGGGCGGCGTAGTTGCCGGTCTTCTCGTAGACGGCGTTCTGGCCGAATGTCTCGGCGAACAGGGCAGGCCACGCGCCTTCGGGGAGCGTCGAGGCATGTGTCAGCATGCCGTTGTACTCGCCGTTGGTCGAGAACGAGTATCCGCCGCGAACGTGCGCGACCATGTCATGGACGACACGGAACAGGTCGTTGGCGATCATGGGCTCGCCGTCGGCGGTCTTGTACTTCGTCTCGCGAAGCATCGGGTGGTCTGGAGTGGCCGAGCCAGTGCCGAACCCTCGCTCGGTCATAAAGAACGAGAACTCGCCAGTCTTGGCGACCTCTGCTCGCATCTTGTCCGAGTTTGGCTTCGTGCTGCCCGGCGGGTCGCCGTACGGCTCGCCTTCGCCTCTCCAGGCCCTGACCTTGAGCCCTGCCGCCACGAGGGCCTCGTACTGCCTGCCGATCTCGTCGACGAGGTCGGCGTAGGACTTCTCGGCCTCTGGCGTCAGCGACGACCCAGATGACGTCTGCTCGTCGGCGGCCGACGTGAGAATCTTTTCAGGCGGCGTGTCCGCGCGACCTTTTGCCCTGTCCCAGACAGACTTCGGATCGGGCGAGACGGAGTCGATGGCGTCGCGGAACTTATCGGAGCCGCGAGGGAAGGACTTGGGCAGCGACTCCTGCGTGCGGCCAGGCGAGCCTGCCGCAGGCGAGCCGTCGTCAGAGCCGCACGAGTTGTCGACCCCGCCGCCGTCGCCCGTGGGGCAGAAGGCGCGAGACTCCTGGGCTCGCTTGGTCAGGAACTCGACCGCGAGGTCGGCAAACTCATCGTCGTCCATGCTCGCGATGAAGTCCGCGAACAGAGCCTGCTCGGGGCCGCCCTTTTGGTCGGAATACAGAGGCAGGCTCATCGGCTCGGCGATGCCGCCGAGAGACCGCTTGCTCTCTCGCCGCCGCTTCTGGTAGTTCGCTGGTTCGGTGACGATCTTGCGGATCACTTCCGAGTAGAGCGAGGGCTCGCCTGGGACCGTGGTCGTGCGAGAGCCAAGCGTGCCCCACGCATCCTGCTCGTCCTGCCACAGGATGTCCTGCATGTAGGCGACCGAGACTCCGGTTCGCTGGGCGGCCTCACGCATCGCGCGGATCATGTTCGCCCGCATGACCGACGTCGTCGGCGCCCGCATGACGTTGGCTTGGTTTTTCAGGATGGCAACAGCCAAGCGATCCAGTTTGTATCGCTCGGTTGTGCCGGTTCCGTTTTTGGGATTCGGGAACTTGTCCTTCTTGTACTGCTTGTCTCTGGCCTCGGCCCAGTCTGCGATCTGTTGCGGGATGACGCCAGTCCTCTTCATCTGCGCGACGAGCGTCCGGAACTGCCTGCCGTCCAGCCCCATCGCAGCGAGTTCTTTGCGGGGGATGTCCTTGGTCGACGCCATCAAGTCCGAGGCGTGCTTCTTCGCGAGAGACTCAGAAGACTTGGACACCAACTCGCCAGAGAGCCTGCCCCACGTTCGCGTGAACCAGATGTCGGCCGTGAGTGCCTCGTCGTCGCCTGTGTTGTTTGCGAAGAACGGGCCAACTTTAGGTCCGAAGATGCTGAACGGCGGAACAACTTCAGCGACAGCGTAGTCGTTCGCCTTGTAGCGATCGCCTTCGGTGCCAGGAACCTTCGAGAGGAAGAACTTCTCGAAGTCGCTGACCTTGATCGGCGGCCCGGTGAATATCCGGCGAGCCTCCTCAAGTCCGACACGGTCGATGATCTTCTGGAGCCTCGCGAAGTTAGCGAGCGTGTTCTCGGCTCCGGCTCCGGCAATGCGAATGCCGCTGCCGAGTTTCGCCTTGCTCGGGTCGGGCTCCTCGAAGAACGCCGTCAGCACGGCGTCCGCCCGGAGCATGTTCTCGTACGGGTTGGCTTCCGGGGAAGTCAAAGCCTGAGCGGCACGGAACAGAAACTCTGCCTGCGGCGAGATGCCTTCAGACGGCTCGCACTCTCCGTTGGGGCCCTCGACGCCGACGCAGAATCCTGACGCTGTCCTGCCGCCTCGCATGAGCGGCTGAATCTTGGCGTACTCTTCGATCTGTGCCCGGCGGTCCTCTGGGCTGTAGAAGTTGGGCGAGACTCCGCGAGCCCTTGCGGACTCGACCTGGGACACGATGCCAGACACCATGTACTCGAAGTCATCTCCTTCGAGCGGTTTCGTAGTGTCGATGGTGCGGCCACGATGCTCGGCCTGCCTGGCGACGAGGTAGTTGCCGACCGAGATCGGGTCGATCTCGTCCTTGCCTGCAAGTCCACGCACTGGCGTGGCGCCTGGGATGGACGTGGAAAGAATCTTCTTGCCGTCGTCGCTCCGCTTGGTTGGGCTCTTCTCGACAGACTCCT